ATAGCCTAACCCCAACCCCACGAATCACATCTTGCAAGCGGTGGCTTCTGGCTTGCCCCCGGCTCTTTATCCACACCAGATCAGGCTGAAACGACACAGCATTGACCGCATTGCTCACCGCCAGGGTAGCTCCCGTCCCCGTATACGTTGTAGCAGCCATCGCCACTCGTCCATCAGGTACTGCAAATGTAGTTGCCATGATTAGATGTTGAAAGTGTTGAGTGGGAGGAAACCGCTGGGGGCGGTGTAGACGAAGGGTTGCTGGCCGAAGTTGTACGCGTTGTAGTAGGTAATCCCAACACCAGCGTTATCACAGGCCGCAGCAGGCACCCAAGACAATCCTGCACCGCTACTGTACAGCGTACCCTGAGACACATTGTTTTTGTAGCACACTAACGTACCAGCAGCCGCGTCATAGGTAAAACCAATAACATCACCAACGGTATAACTTGACCCGTACGCCGAAGCAGAACCGTTAAGACTTTTAGACCCATCGTTTCTGTAGAATATACCTTCATTGCGAGATATATTGCTTGTGGTGCTAAGGGCTATACCCAATTGAGTGTAGCCTGAAGGGAAATTTGTCCCAATAGTGACTTCCCAATAAGTTTTGTTTGTTCCTGACATTGCCATTGTGGCAACACCAACTTGGTTGGCATTGGTAGCAGCAGACCCCCAGCTAAGATTCCCATTTATCATGCTGAACGGAACCCATGACGCTGTGCTGTTTGTGTACAGCGGGTTGCCAGTAGCATAGTTCGCCACCGTAGCCGAGGTCAGTGTCGGCACATCAGTCAGTGAGTCATATGTTGACCCGGCAGTGAGGCTGATGTTGTTCGGTGTCCAGTTGTTGGCGTTGCCGCTGGAGTCTGCTGCTATTGCCAGCGTGAAGGGGTACTGGACAGAAGTGACTACCGTGCCGGTGTTGGTGATGATGAAGGCGTTGGTGCTGTTGTCTACGATAGTAGAGTTCTGTAGGGTCAACAGGGATGTATTCGTAACTGCGGTCAGTGCAGTGGTGGGGGGAGTGAACGTCGTGCCGCTGGGGTAGAGGCAGGTGCCGTTGACTAGGCGGAAGTTGGAGATGTAGCCTGCATATGGACTACTAGTATAAGCCCCGCCACCCCCGACACCAAAAACATCCGTGGAATCTCTTACCGTAAACCCAGTAACGTCTACGGTTCCTTTTTGCACCCCATTAACATACGCTCTTGCTGTATTACCATCACGAACAAATGCAACATGACACCAAGTGTTTGCAACAATTGAACCAACGGTGCCTGATATGCTTTTATATGCGCCACTAGCATTTTGTAAAACAGGTTGAAATGCCCCAGAAGAATTGGCAAGAAGATAAAAAGAAAGAACACTAAGCGCAGAATTTGTTTGCGCCGCAATCAAAGGTGCAGTGGGAAGATTGCCAACGTTAATCCAACACTCCATAGTAAAGTCATTAGTCCCCAGAGTAAACGCAGCATTGTCAGGAACAGTAAGATATTGACTTGATCCATTAAACGATCCAGCATACGAAGCCGTAGAAACACTATTGAACGGCAAATAGAACCCATTGGTCCCGTATGTCCCGGCGTACTTGATAGGGAGCCACTGGTTGTAGATGCTGGATGCGCCGAAGGCTGTGGGGGCTAGGGCTTGACCGTCTACGAAGTTGACCTCGGCCATTTCGCCGTCAAAATAATCAGTTATTGCGGCGGTATAGTTTAACGTGGCAATAGAATGAAGCGCGGCACTATTTAGGTAAGTATTAGAGTTTTGAACGTATGTTGAAAACGTAAGCGTTTGCTGGACACCATTAACCCAAAGTTTAACCCCAGATGAATTTGTGGCTTGCGTAGTGTCTACGACAAGCACAACATGATACCAAGCGGCGGGGTCACGAAATACAGCGGTGGTAGAACAATCTATTTGAGTTGAAGATGATACAAGACTCCAAATTCTTATGACGTCGGTATTTTGGAAGCCAATGTAAGAATAAGAGGTTGCGCTTGAACCACCACCAAACAAATCTTGAGCAGCGCCCAGCGCCCCACGCTTAACCCAACCACTCCAAGTCCAAATCTTGTTGTTGGTAGGAGTCCCAAACGTCCTGTTCAAATACGCACTCGCAGAAGACCGGAAGCGCAGGGATTTGTTCAGGAAGTACCCCGTCACTGCACGGGTCAGGAAGGAGTTGAGTGCTGCGAACATTATGCGAACGCCTGGGCTGCGTTACCGTACCAGCTAGTGCCAATGTAGACAAAGCTGATGATGTCCACCGCGCTTGCCGTTGCCGTGATAGTCGGCACAGTGCCACCGGGCCATTTGACGCCGGTGAAGGTGGCTGTAGTCATGCTTGTTGCGGCCTGCGTCAAACGTAGGATGAATGACTGACCCGCTGTAGGGGAAGTCGGCATTGCAAACGTACAAGGTACGCCCGCCGTCAGCGTAGCGGTGAGCACAGTGCCAGCCGTAATGACCAGCGTACCAACAGCGCCAGCGGATGTTAGTGTGATCGCTACCACTGACTCAACGTATCCCGAGATCGTTGGGGTCGTGATCGTCGGTGAGGTTGCGAGGGCTAAAACCGTGCCAGTGCCGGATGTGGTGTAATTGTTAAGAGTGCTACTTGCGAGCAGCGTGACCACTCCCGAACTGTTCTTGAAGTACAGTTTCCCGTCATTGGTGTTGAGTGCCAACTCCCCGGCAACGAGGCTTCCCGCCAAAGGAAGTGTTGCCGCTGTGGTGCTGTAGTACAGCGAAATGGGGGTAAAGCCTGTTGCTGCCATCGTAGTTCCTTAAAATGTGCCGCCTGAAATGCCGCCAATTGCAGTCAGTTTTTTGGCTATGTAAACGCCACCGGCTACCGTCATAGCCCCAGTTGTGCTTGATTGTTCCAACGTACCCGGCACTGCAAACACTGAAGTTGCCCCCGTGCCACCTATAGTGAGTGAGTTCGTAGCCCCAGCAAAAGCTGTAAACGTTGCCCCGGAGTCTATGCTCGTTGTGAACGTCGGCGACGTTGAGAATACAAGGTTGGTACTTGTGGTGCCCGTGGCCCCGGCAGCGGTGTAGCCGGTAATGTTATTAAATGAGGTAATGCTGGCAGTGGAGGCTCCTGTGCCTCCGTTAATTACGTCAAGGGTTCCGGCAAGACTGTGCGTTGCATTCCAGTTAGAAGGACGAACTACCGTAGCATCCGCGCCATCGGCAATTGCACTGACAAACGGGTGGGTTACGGTAACGGCCATTTTGTACCCTTAGGCAATGCGGATCAGAGCAGTGGAAGCAGCAGCGACCGGCATCTGGACAGTGAATGTCCCGGCTGTACAAATTTTGTCTGAACCAAAGTCTAGGACTGCAATTGCTGCATTTGATGCGCTGCTGTCGTAGATCAATGCCCCACGGGCTGTAAACGAAGCTGCTGTCCAGAAAGAATTACCAAAAGTAAGCCATGCGGTAGTGCCATCAGAACTAATAGCTGGAGTAATTAACGTGTTTCCACCAACCGTGTAATTGGTCCCCGTAGTAGAAATCTCCCCTGTAGACGTAGGCGAAACAGCGGGATTAACTGGGGCGGTGTAAACCAAAGTTGCCGCAGTCAGCGCAGCATCATTAGTGTACAGAGCAATCTTCATCGTGTCGGTCAACGGAACATATAGCCCCTTCAAAAAACCAACCTTGGCTGAAGTGCAAAAGGCGTTACCCGTAAAAGCCATGATAGTTCCTTACAAAACTTTAGTGCGGACTTGTCCGCTGCGATACGCATCCTGACGCAACTTACCGTCACCCAGGTTCTTAAGAAGTACAAGCGACTGCTGGTATTGGGCATCATACATCGCAACCATGTCAGGTTCACCCTTCATAAACCGAATAGCTTCAACCATCACTGCATTGAACAGCGCAGAGTCAAAGTTGTCGCCAAGCCAGGAAGTGCCAGCGGTAACTATGGAGACAGGATAGTAGAAGTAATGAAGCTCTGCCACCAACCCTGAACTAGGTGTAGGCCCGAGAATAAGCGTCAGTTCTTGTAGCGTAGCACTATCCGGCCCAAACACCGCGTAATACTTAGGAGTGCCTGTGTCCGTAGGGGTGGGGTACGCTTCGCGGATGAAGTTGACATCTTTGTTTAGAAGAAAACTATAAGCCCCAAGAGCATCCACAACAGCAAGACTAAAAACTGATAAGAAGTCATCCGGCAGCGCAAGATATTTATTTGCGGACGTTAAAGACCCCGTCACGTTTTTACGCAACGAAGGTAACTGCACCGAGTTGTAAATCTTTTGCTCAGCCAACTTCGTCATAGTGGAGAAGTCAGTGTCAGTAAAAGTATTCTCACAGTAGTCTTGTACTGCGGTACGCAACTGGGTGTAGTTCATGCTTTACGCCATTGGCCCACGGGACATAAACCCCTTAGTAGCAGCGCCAGACCCACGCATTTTGATGCCAGCAGTGGTGACTTCTTTCAGCGGGCCAATCGTCACAGGAGTGCTGTGCTTGACAACATCTTTTTCGTTAAAGACGTTCACCGCAGCCTTGTCTTGCAAAGACTTGGATGGCTTTACACCAGGGGCACCAGACATGGTATGAGGTTTAGCGTAGACCGCCGCACTCCCAACTTCCTTACCGCCCATCTTCTTGCTAAATGTAGCCATGATTAGTCTCCTTGATTCATCGCACGGGCGATGTTGCGGCCATACTTCTTCATAGCGTCGTTAGCCACACCAAGATTTTTACATTTGGGTTGAGCATTGTTAGCCACACGATCACCAGAGGTGGTGGCAAAGTCATTAGAGCCTTTAAGCTCATCATGCTCCACGGGCTTGTACCCAGCGATTTTCATGTTGGATGGAAAGTTAGCTGATTTAGTAGCCATTATTGTTCCTTACGTTATGCTTACAGTGACAGTGCCGACATACCCAATAGGAGCAAGCGGGTTAGGGGTTAGCGCCGCATCAAACAACCTAGCCCCACCAACCGGGTTCCAACCCCAGAAAATAGCTCTACTACCTTCACCTAAATAACCCGTAACAAGCAACCCAGAAGTAACGTAGCTACGATCAGGACGAGGATTACGAAGAGCTTGAGGGTCATCGACCGGATACATCCCAAGAAGAAGCTGCGGGTGATCTTGTTCCCAACATTCTTTACAGACTAGGATGTTAACGTTTTTGGTTTTAATTACAAGCTCTTTTAGGTTCTTAAGCTTGAAACGGAACCCGCATCGGTCACACTCCGATATCGCCCGTTTGCCTTCAGTGAACCTATTGCCCATGATCAGCTAATGAACTGCTGCCGAGGTACAAACCGAACCGCAGCCTTTTCTCGATCCTCACCCGCCGCTAAATCCCATGCAGCATCATACTGTGCTTGCAACATCTGATTGCGCTCTAGTCCACCGGGGACTTTCAACGAGAGGTACGCAGCCAACCCTGCAATCATACACGGTAAGAACCTAAAAGGCACATCCATCGTGTTCACACCATTACCAGCATCCTCAATCCGGCGCAGCCGCCAGTACACGAAAGTGTAGGTCTGCGAATTGTCAGGAGTGGGCCAGACAGTGATTGTCGGTGTGGGGGACAAGCGGTCGATGTAGACCTGAATGGGCCTAGCCTGGGTCAGCTTGTTGGGGATCGTCGCATAGGTAGACACGCTGATCCGCGTGATGTTCAAATCTGCCTGCGTGGAAGCGTTACCTGCTCCGGTGCGGATAACATGCTCCAAGAGATCGACGGTATAGATTGGTAGGTCATACGTCGCCGTGCCCGGAACAAGAGTGATAGACCCTTGGTCAACAGTCCACAGATTGATACCACGATTAGCCCAGTCAGCAAACAATAGGTTAAGACTTCTACGAGCAGTACGTAAGTCATAGCCAGTCCTAAGCTCTGCACCGCAACGCTCAAACGCTTCCTCGACAATCTCACTGAGGTCTAAGTTGAATGATTGGGTGCCTGATGTTGCCATTAGATGATTCTACCTTTTGTGTGGCCGCGCTGAGCAATGCCGTCACCGCGACCCCTAGTGCTTTTTACAGGCTTCTTAGAGACTGCACCACCTTTGGCATAAGCTTTTACTTTGCCGCCACGTTTGTACGCCATTACTTGCCTAGAATCTTCCACACCTCCGCCGCCCCCACCGTAATCGCCACCACCACCACCACCGTAATAAGCTGCTTCACCCGCTGCATTGTCCATCGCTGCGCGTTCAGTCTGCACTTCGGGGGAGTACGTAGACCTGTCTTCAACTGGAACGGTATCGGGGTCTTGCTTGTCATTCATGGCATATTTGTACGCCTTGCCAACTAGGGGGGCTTGAGAAAAAACAACGTCTTCTGCTGCTCCTGCTAAATCCCCCTTAAGAACTTTATCTATAGCACCGCCGCCAGGGGCCAGCCCAAGCAATGCGCCTTGAGTATCTCCGTTATCGTACTTGGTATACGCATCAGCCAGTCTAGCAAGTCCCCCTGTAACAGGGTTTATGTTCAGGGCAGACCGCAAATAGTACGGGTTGCTTGAACTAAAGTCTTCCCACGCTGATTTTGCTTTGGTTGCCATCTAACACTTCCATGCCCGCAGGCTTTTGTTGATGCGGCTATCCGGGTCATTAGCTGTCTTTGCGCTAGTCAGCTTCTTCTTCATGCCTGACATCCGGGCACAAAATGACTTCTTGCGGGGACCACCTTCCGGCTGCGGGGCTTTCAACCCAGGCTTACTAGGGTTTGCTTTATTGTAAGAGGCTCGTCCTTTGGCGTTCAAACCACCTGCTTCGGACTTGCCTTCCTTACGCTGCCATGCTGGGGTGGTAGCCATTACTTTAAGCCTTTAAGTGTCTCTGCTAGGCGGGCGCGTTGACCCAGTTTACCAGGAGCTTTAGCAGCCTTTGCCAGTTTTTTGGCTGGGATCGGCTCGCCTTCCTTAGCCCCTAGCTGCTCTCGTAAAGCACCGGGATGTTTGATTGCGCCAGCAATCCAGTTAGCACCGCCCTTGGCAAACTTCTTTGCCTTGGGCATCTTGGCGGGGTTGATATCCCCCATACCTCGGCTAGCTCTCATAACTACCTCATCATTCCACGGGTCTTACCCCGCTGGGCACACCCATCACCCCGGCTAGAAGCTGAGACTGAACCACCCTTAGCGTAAGCTTTGATCTTACCGCCGCGTTTGTTCAAAATAGTTTCTTCGCCCGTGTCTTTAGGATACGAGGGATACGAGGGGGCTAATGTTTGACCAAGCCTACCCGCTGCTTTTTTAACCCGAAGTTTTTCATCTTGATCCATCATCATTTGTGCGGATTTCCTATCCCGAACAGCCGTAGAATCTAGATTAGCTATTTCCCCAGTAACGGCACGCCGACCCTTACCCATCATCATAGTGTCTGGGTTCGTTCCACGGGTGTTTCCTGCTTCAGCATCGCGAGGATCAACACTTGCTATTTTATTTACAACAGCCGGTACTACAGGTGCTGGAGGCATTGGCTTATTCGACGCGGAAATAGTCGGTTTAACAGGGGCGTTTGTCGGCGTTTTTCTTACCGATTCCCTAGCTAACGTAGAAGCAGCTTCCCCTTCAGTATCACGCTTATATGTACCAGGGCCAGTAGGTGTCCCAGCCCTAAGCATTGGGGATTCAGCCATGTCGATAGGCGTATTATCTCTTTTAAAATCGTCAAAAGAAGGTAATGATCCCGGAGAAGGACGAACTTGCGGGCGAACGGGAGCAGCAACGGGAGCAGCAACGGGAGTAGGCATCCCCTCCGTTTTCCCCATCGACTCACGGGGTCTGGGGGGGACAATATTAGCAAGGCGTGTTTTACCAGCACCAAACTGCTGATTAGCTTCTGAAGAAGCATCGTCAATGTTTCCCATGCCCAGGCGTTTAAAGAAGCCTACATCTTCACCCTTTGACGCTTTAAGGCCAGCAGCTTTATCAGCAGCATCGCTAGCGTATTTAGAATCAGAAGCCTTACGGGCTAATGCTTGATCAGGGGTATCCCTACCCTCGTCAATGTCACTAAATCCACCAAAAGCAAACCGACGTTTTTTCATGTCAACCCCTTAGCACTTGCCGCCACCGGCCATTTTAATTTGGGTAGCTTTAGTCTTGCCACGTTGGGCAATCCCATCGGCTGCGCGAACAAAACCACCTTCAGCAAACATCTTAGGCTGCGCAGCTTGGGTTTTACCCCGTTGGGCAATGCCATCAGCTTCTTTAGTGTATCCACCAGATGCAAATTTAGCCATACCACCCTTTTTCATAGCTGACCCAGGAGCGCCCGCACGGCTCATCATCGCCGCAACACGGGGGTCTGTAGGAGCGCGAACGCCAGGAGCTTTAACAGCAGGGGCTTTAACAGAAGGAGCGCGGCCCATCTTAGCAGCTAAAACAGCAGCCATACGGGGGTCCGTATCAAGAGGGTTATCTGAAGTAGCACCGCCACCAACCATCTTCTTGGGCTTCTCAGACTCTTCACCCTTAGCGTACTGCTGCGGAGTGATTTTGCCTGACTTGATCGCTTTACCTTCAGCCAACTCTTCGCCGTAAGTTTCCTTACCTTTAAAGAGATTCATTCCCTTAGCCATAGTATCACCGCCTTTAGCGAACTTGCGGCCTTTGTCAGCGGTGCTGAAGTCCTGGCCTACAGATTGAGAAACACCCACCTTCTTGGCAAAGGAGGGGCTGTGAGCAATAGCTTCCATGAAGTTATGCTGCTTCTTGCTTGTGCTGGGCATTACTTGTCTGCCTTGTGGTCAAGCCGATCAAAGATTTTACCTAGCATATCTTTGATTTCTTTAAAGTCTGACCGGTAGTCATCCCGAGTGACGTAAGTTTTGGGTAGCTCAACAGACAAGTTGGATAAGTCTTCTTTCAAATCCTTAACCGCTGTCCATAGTTCACGGGCTAACCACCCAAATACGGCGCTGGAGATGCCCAGTCCTACGTTAATAAGATTCTGGGATTCCATGTTTATCCGTAGAAGGCTGTGATGCCGGTAATAGAACCAACACTAATCGTCAAATGAAGAGTCGTAGAAAACAAAACACCTTCACCTGGAACTAGCATGTAGTACGGAACAGGGTTTGTCTGCGAAGCAATGTCAATTTGGACAAGTATTGCCCCAGTAGCACCCCCATCACGAAACTCAAAAGTTGCCGCAGTCGCTGCTACCGGAGTGATAGAAAAGCCTTTCAGCCTTGTCCTACCGGCAAACAGCGACCCCGCCGCACTTGCATGGGCACTCTTTACATCAGTTTGCATCATGGCAATGCTCCCTGATTAGTTTGCTGCGCCGTAACTACCGTCAGCGTTGCGCACCGTGTAAACCAACGCCAGAGTCCCAGCACCGGAAGTGGCGGTGACGTTAGCTTGCGTGAAGGTGATGATGGCGTCCGTGGTGCCGACGTTGTTACACAGAACAGCACCAGCAGCGTTGTTGTTGCCCAACAGAAGGTTAACCGTGCCGGTAGCTGTAAACACGCTACCGTTAGCTGCGGTGTTAATAGCCGTGCCATTAACAAACAACGCATACGTCGGGGTAGTCGTCGCGTAGGCGACGGTGGTGTTGAAAAACGCTTGCATGATCATCGACCCGGCAGGGATCGTGAACGCAACAGTAGCGGCGATAATGTCCGTGTACAGAACAGCTTTAGACTGTGTACTGACGGTAGAGCCGACGTTGCGGATCGTGCCTGCGGTCGTGCCGGTCGTGTCTTTGACAGTACCGAGCAGCCAGGGGCCAAGGTGGGTAGCTACAGCCATTTTTAGTGCCTCACATGCGAG